AAATGGCGGTGCAGCTTCTAATGGTGTAGCAGGAACAACTAATACAGGAGGTGGTGGAGGTGGTTCGGGAAGAACTGCGGGTGTCACCAATAATGCAGGTGGATCAGGCGGCTCAGGAATCGTTATCATAAGATATAAATTTCAGTAATTAGATTATAAGAGAGATTTAGATGGCCATAACTCAAAAAACAACAGAAAATTTTAGTAATTAAATTAAAAGAAAGTGAGTAAATTATGAGTGAAGAAAGAACATATACAATCGATGGAACAACTTATAAAGATAGTGAATTATCAATAAGATGTAAAAATGTTATTGTGGCTAGAGCTGAAATACAGCAGTCTAAATTAAGACACGAGTTAGAGCTTGAGAAAATATCCGTGTTAACAGACTATTATAATAATGAAATTAAAAAAGAGATACCGGTTAAACAAGAATTAGAAGAAATTAAAAAATAATTTAAATGGCGGCTACTGCAAATCTTAGAATTGACCAAGGAACTTCGTTCAGTTCGGATGTATCCGTTACTGATTCAAATGGAGATATTTTTGATTTAACAGGCTATTCTGCTGAAGGCAAAATGGCACTTGGATATGCCTCTACAAGAACACGTATTGTTTTTACTACAGCAATTAGTACACCTGCATCTGGTGTCATTACATTATCACTAACAGCAGACCAAACTGAAGCTCTTGAAGCCCCTGCTCGTTACGTTTATGACGTTGAAATAACAAGAACTTCTGATAGTACAATTACCCGAGTTATTGAGGGTATTGTGACTACCAGTCCCTCTGTTACTAGATAATTTTACATTACTTTTACATTATAAATATAAGTAATTAAATAGAGAGAGTAACTAATGGTTAGAGCTGTAATTAATAATAATAGTGGTACTACTGCGAAGATTAATACTTCAACATCTTCAGGACCTCAACAGGTTTCTGTAACAGTTCCAAGTATATCTTCATCAAATACTTTTCGTTCATTGACTGACGTGAATGCTACTACCTTAGATGATGGCTCTTTGATTCAATATGATGCAACTAGTGATAAATTTATTACAAAATCAACAATCGAAACGACCACAGGAACATTAAAATTTAATGGTGGTATTTTTTAGGGAGAATTAAATGGCAACAATAATTCAAATAAAACGATCCTCGGGAACAACGGCACCATCAGAATTAGGTCAAGGTGAATTAGCCTATACGTACGGCACGGGTACTCAAGGTAATAATGGTGATAGAATTTTTATAGGAACCGGTACTGAAACAGAAGGCGTAGCTGCTAATATAGATATTATCGGTGGTAAGTATTTTACAAATTTAACAGATCACGTACCAGGAACACTAACAGCTTCATCAGCTTTACTAGTAGATATTAATAAAGCAATTGATGAAATCTTTATAGGTAATAGTGCTGCTACAGGTGGTACATTAAAATTAAATGAAGGTACTAACAACGGTGCTCATTTTGCTGCCATCAAAGCTCCAAATTCTTTAGCTGCCTCTTACACACTTACATTACCAAGTGATGATGGAGGTGCTAATGAGTTTTTACAAACAGATGGTTCTGGAAATTTAACTTGGGCTGCTGTCACATCAAGTTTAACTCTTGCTGCTGACTCAGGAGCAAGTGATACTTTTAATACAGGTGAAACACTAACATTTACTGGTGGTACTGGTATTGATACAACAGTTTCAGATAATGTAATATCATTTGCTATTGATAGTACAGTTGTCACAGCTTCATCTACTACAACATTAACTAATAAAACTTTTGACGCTAACGGAACAGGTAACTCAATATCAAATATTGAAGTTGCTGACTTTGCTTCTGGTGTTTTAGATACAGACCTTTCAAGTGTAGCCGTTGGCGATACAACTCTTGCTTCTGCTAAAGCTATTAAAACTTATGTTGATGCACAAGTTACTGCTCAAGATTTAGATTTTCAAGCTGATAGTGGCGGGGCTCTTGCTATTGATTTAGATAGTGAAACATTAACCTTTACAGGTGGTACTGGTATTGATACAAGTGGTTCTGGTAATACAGTTACATTTGCTATTGATAGTACAATTACAACAAACTCTGGAACTCAAACTTTAACTAATAAGACAATTGATTTAGGCAATAATACTTTAACAGGTACAACAGCCGAGTTTAATACTGCTTTACAAGATGGCTCTTTTGCTACATTGGCTGGTACTGAAACTTTAACAAACAAAACTATTAATACTGCTAGTAACACAATTACAATTGTTGAGGCAGACATTTCTGACTTAGGTTCGTACATTACGGCTTCAAGTACAGATACGTTATCAAACAAAACAATTGATAGTGCTAATAATACTGTTACATTAGATTTATCTGAAGGAACTTTAACAGGTACTTTAGCAGAATTTAATACTGCTGTATCAGACGCTACATTAGTTTCTACAACAGGTACAGAAACATTATCTAATAAAACACTTACAGCACCTAAATTTGTTGATGGTGGTTTTATTGCTGACGCAAACGGTAATGAGTTAATTTTATTACAAACTACAACATCTGCTGTCAACGAGTTAGAAATTACTAACGCTGCTACAGGAAACGCTGTACAGATTGCTACTAGTGGTGGCGATACAAACATTGATTTAAAACTTAGTCCAAAAGGTACTGGTGTTGTTGATGTTGATTCAAGTAGAATTACAAACGTAACTGATCCATCAAGTGCTCAGGATGCTGCTACAAAATCTTATGTTGATAGTGTTGCAAATGGTTTAGATGTAAAAGAGTCCGTAAGACTTGCTACAACTGGAGCTTTAGCTACTTCTACATACGATAACGGCGATGGTACAATAACAGCTAATGCCAATGGTGCTTTAAGTATTGATGGTGCTGCTGTAGTTGAAGGAGATAGAGTTTTAATTAAAGATCAAGCAAGTGCTGTTCAAAATGGTATCTACACAGTAACGACTACTGGTAGTGCTGGTGCGGCTTTTGTATTAACAAGAGGTCCTGACGCTGACACAGCTGCTGAATTAACAGGCGGAACATTCTTCTTTGTAGAAGAAGGTACAGCAAATGCTGACAATGGTTATGTTGCTACTCATAATGGCACACCAACTTTAGGTTCGTCTGATATTGTTTTTGCTCAATTCTCTGGCGCTGGTCAAATTAGTGCTGGGGCTGCTTTATCAAAAACTGGTAATACTTTAGATGTTGAAGTTGATGATACAACTATTGAGGTATCAGGTGACGCTTTAAGAATTAAAGCTTCGGGTGTTGGTACCAATCAACTTGCTAGTGATGCAGTAACAACTATAAAAATTACAAACGCTAATGTTACTAATGCTAAATTAGCAAATAGTATTATTAATGTTACTACTGATAGTGGTAACCAAGATATTGATTTAGGAGATACTCTAACTGTATCAGGTGGCGAAGGTATTGATACATCTCAATCAGGTGATACGTTAACTATCACTGCTGAATTAGCAACATCAGCCAATAAGGGTGTTGCTTCATTTAGTTCTGTGAACTTTTTAGTATCAACTGGAGTAGTAACGGTAACAGGCCTAGACGGCGGAACATTTTAATTAATTATTAATTGAGGAGATTACTAAGTGTCAACAGTTTTAAAACTAAAGAGAACAACTACAGCCTCTCTTATACCGACTACTAGTGATTTAGAAGACGGCGAAGTAGCTATTAACATAACTGATAAAAAGGTTTTTGTTAGAAATGGTGCTAGTATTGTTACTGTTGCTAATTTTAGCGATAGTAGTGTTGATTTAGGTGCAATAGTAGAACACCTTTTGCCTGATACAACTGAAACTTATGATTTGGGTTCGACTTCTAAAAGATTTCGTTCATTATATTTGGCAGGTAATACAATTGATATTGGTGGTTCAACTATATCTTCTGACGGAACAGGAACTATTTCTATTTCGGCTACGGGAGCTACGTTACCTCTAAATTCAAATGTAACAGTGTCAAGTGGAGTTACAAAGAATATTGCTCTTGCTGGAACAGATGGTTCTCCGGTTCAGGCCGTTCCATTTTTCTCTAAAGCTGGTGGACTAAGTAGTCAAAATACAAAATTAGATTTTAAAGCGGATCCTGATAAAGTTGTAGCAGTATTTACATTAGCAAATGGATCAGTTTTAGGGTCTTCACTAGGGAACACATTATTTTTCTTTTAAGGAATAACATATGACAGTAAAAACACCAATACGAACAGTCTTCAATGAAAGTGGAACAGCCACAGGTCTAGCAGAATACCAAACAGGTGAGTTTATCGGCGTTGAACACGGCGGTATAGGTGTTGTTACTTTAACATCAAATGCTATTCTTTTAGGTAATGGAACAGACGGTGTTCAAAGTTCAGCAATAGGAATTTCAGGAACAACTCTTTCATCTACAGATTCATCTTTAATTACAATCGCTGAAGGACTTACTGTTACAGGTACAACAACTATTCAAGGTAATTTAAATGTTACAGGTACAACAACTACTATTAATTCATCAACTATAGAAATTACTAGTTCATTTACATTTGAAGGTTCAACTGCAGATGACTATGAAACAATATTAGGAGTAATTGATCCTACTGCGGATAGAACAATTAATTTACCAAATGCTTCAGGTACAATCGTATTACAAGATACAACAGATACTTTAACTAATAAAACTATTAATACTGCTAGTAACACGATTACTATTGTTGAAGCAGATATTTCAGATTTACAATCATATATTTTAGCAGGATCAACAGATACTTTAACTAATAAGACGATAGACGCTGATAATAATACACTCTCTAATGTAGGAGATGAAGAATTAAAAAGTGGTATTAATGCCACTAAAATTGGTGATGGATCTATTTCTAATACAGAATTTCAATATTTAAATAACTTATCATCTAATATTCAGTCACAATTAGATAATAAAGCGTCTACCGCTTTCGCTATTGCTCAGGCTGTTGCACTTGGTTAATACTGATTTTTTTGTTATAAATAGTAATAAAACAAGCTTAAAAAAGGTTTATAATGGCAACACCATCAAGTAGAGAAGGTTTAAAACAATACGCTTTAAGGGCTCTTGGAAAACCTGTAATAGAAATTAACGTAGATGACGATCAATTAGAAGATAGAATTGACGAAGCGTTACAATATTACGCTCAATATCACTATGACGCTATTCGTAGAACATATTTAAAATATCAATATACTCAAACAGATAAAGATAGAATTACCACTAACACTTCCGAATCAGTAACAAAAAATTCTGTTACAACTGCTTGGAAAGAGGGTAGTGGTTTTATTGTAGTTCCTGAAAGTGTGATTTCTGTAATCAATATTTTTCCATTCTCTAGCAAAGGTAGTTTAAACTTATTTGACGTAAGATATCAATTAAGATTGAATGACCTTTATGATTTTTCTTCTACCTCTATTATTAACTATGATATTGTTATGAGGCATTTAGATTTTTTAGATCACATACTAGTCGGAGAAAAACCATTACGATTTAACCAAAATGACAATCGTTTATACATTGATATGGATTGGGTAGATGATTTACAAATTGGTGAGTATTTGGTTATTGAGTGTTATAGAAAATTAGATCCAGATGTTTATACAGATGTGTATAACGATATGATATTAAAAAGATATGTAACTGCTCTATTTAAAAAAAATTGGGGTGCCAATTTATCCAAATTCAACGGAGTAACAATGTTAGGTGGAGTAACATTAAACGGCCAACAAATATATTCGGAGGCAATACAAGAAGTAGATAAATTAGAAGATGAAATTAGAAAATCATTCGAAATGTCGCAACCCCTTATGATAGGCTAAATGATATGGCAATTAATCATTTTTTTCAATCGGGTAATGGAATTGGCAATACCAATGAAAAAAGATTATACGAAGATTTAATTATAGAAGGCCTAAAGATTTATGGCCAATCCGTTTATTATCTTCCAAGAACATTAGTCAATAGAGATTTAGTTTTAGGTGAAGATTCATTAAGTAGATTTGATGACAGTTATTTGATTGAGGCCTATTTTGAAACCACCGAAGGATTTTCAGGTGGACAAGAAATAATATCAAAATTTGGTTTAGAAATAAGAGAAGATACTACCTTTGTTATTGCTAAACGAAGATGGCAAAATCAAGTAGATAATTCTGCTACATTAATTGTAGATGGCCGTCCTAACGAAGGCGATATTATCTATATGCCTTTGATGAATAGTTTTTTTGAAATACAATTCGTAGAAGATCAAG